CAGCGCTCCCGTCGCGGTGAAGCTCTTTGTGGCCTTACGAGTTTGGGCGGACTCTTTTCTTGTCGCTCCGGTTTGGAGTGTCGCCTGTGTCACCGACAGTGTCACCGCGGGAGCGGCGGCCCAATTGATCTGTAGGTCGTAATCTTCGATGAAACCAATTTCATTGGCGATATTGCCACGACCAGAACCCAGATCCGGAAAGCCAACATTCAGATTCCCATAGCCGGTACTGGCCGACTCGTGGCCGGACTTGACCGATGCATAGGTATCGCCACGCTGATCCGTGCATTGCGCCCAGCTGGACACATTCATCGCCTGCGTCGCGAACTTCGGGACGATAGGGTCTCCCTGCGCTAAGGTATGGGTGAAGGTGAGGTTCGCCGTCATGGTGAGTTGAGTGAGCGAGTCGACGGAGAGAATTGTTTTGTCCTCAGTTCCGCCGCCCACGCCCTCCGGATCAAGTGTCACCGTATCCCCAGCGACAAACCCCGTCGTGTCATTGACAGCGACGACCGCCTGTCCGGAATTCGCAGTGACGGTGATGTATGTGCGGCGCAGGTCGGATTTATTATAAATGGCCGACTGTGAAAGTTCGTCCGGATGAATGTAGGCATAACAGCGGATCGCCTCACCGATGGCGTAGGCGTCCTTACTGTCCGTCGTGTCGAACTGCACCTTGTCGCGCAGGAGCCAACAAACTCCCTTCCCACTCTCATCCACATTGAAAGGCCAACGCTCAACTTTCTCCGTTGAGTTGTGTGCGCTGGTGACGCCGGCCGTGACATAGACCGAGGAGTTGCCGGTCTTCTGAATCTGGCGCATTTCCTCTGTGCCGCCTCCGGGGTTGATGCGGATGAATTCGTTCTTCTTCCACATGTTGAGATAGCTGGACACGGGGAGTAGCGTCGCCGCGGCGGAGATATTTGCGGTCAGTGTCGTCGACCAAGGGATGACCTCGACGAAGTCACCCAACGCGTCATGATAGAGCCATATCTTCTTCGCCGACTTGAGCGCATGTCCCGCGATCAGAAACTTGTCGTTCTCGATCTCTTCAGCGACGGCGAGGCCTCCCGCCAAATAGTCGTCGCGTACGAATGTGCCATAGACAAGAGGTTGCTTACGACTATGAATCGCCGAGACCGCGCCAGTAAACGAGGCGGAGATATCGGTTTGGGGAAGTTTCTTTTGGTCGGCGAATCCGTCATCCGCAATCGAGAGGGAGGATTGCTCCTTATTGTAGGCCAATTCGCCGACCATTTTTCCGCTGTACACTTGCAGGCAGTCCGAGAGTGAAGCTATCGACGACCCCGCCGCAAGATAGATTTTTGCCGTTCCGGCCGTGAGCGCTCCCATCACATCGGACGGTCGAACGCGAACATTAGAAGTGTCTATATATAATTCGATATTCGCGAACGCCACGCTGGCCTCAGAGACCGTGGAACCACCCTGCATAAAGTCACACGCCGACGACAGCTCGCCTATTTGCAAGCCGACATTGTAGACATGTCCGTCCGTTAGGTGCATTTCGCAATCTGAGAACAAATAGGTCACTCCAGAATCGACCATGCTCAGGATGTAATGCCGCCGGGAGCCAATCCTTCCCGCGTGTTCGGCAAATTGTGTCGGCACAGTGAGCATTACAGCGTTTCTCCTGACGCAATGTAGGGTAAAGCCGAAAACTGTAATGTCACATCGTGGAGCTGGTAGTCGCGTGTCTCCCACTTGATGGCGTCTTGATCGAAGCGTAGTAGCTCGATCGCGTCACCAGCGTCGTCAGAATTGTCCCAGATGAAGGGCCAGCGACTGCCCTTGCAATCGCTGAACACATTGCGGAGCGTCGAAAGATCTGACTCAGCGAGGTTCTTGAATTTCTTTTCAAACTGGGGTGTGATGCGCCCATGGGCGGCGCGAACCAGTTGCCGCCCCGTGGCCGTGACTGCGCGAACATTGCGCGCGATCTCGCCTGTTTGACTTGGGAGATCGTCGTGTCGAGCGAGGGTATACTTCTTCAAAAGGAAAACGCCAGCTATCTGGGGAATGACGGCGTCTGCCGAGATGATGCGAATGAACGCATAGCGTATATTCGTGACTGCCGAGGAAAGGGTGTAAACATTCAGCTGGCGCGTGAGTTGCACCGGCGCGACGAAGCCAGTTTTGATTGTGATAGCGGACCCGTCGGTTGAGGTATAGAGGCCTATAGTCCAATTTGACGCCGAGAGTGAAGCGTAATTCCGAAAGAGTATCGCAAAACCATCCCAGTCAGAGGCGGCCGACCCAGTGTCGAGCCAGATGCCATAGATGTTTCCGGAGGGGGCGGAGGCCCATGAGGCGTAGGTGTCGAGGTTGAGATCCAGAAGGTTCTGGCGCAAGGCAGTGGCGAGTGTCTTGTCCTGCACCGCCACCGCATCCGCTTGAGCGGCCGTGTGGGTAAAAGCAAGATTGCCTTCAAGCGTCATCTGGGTCGAAGAATTGACAGTTCCAACAACCGCTGTTTCCTGACGCGCGCCGCCGCTGTTAATGATGATTGCGGCGCCTGGATGAAATCCGGAAGTTGCGGCGACATTCAAGTTCGTTTGTCCCGCATTGCTGTCGGCGTTCACCGTCGTTGCGCCAGCGGTGTCAAAGGCGCCCTGGGCCATGATGATGGCCTTTTCGGTGAGTGGCATTGTCCAAAGCGTAAGGGCCATTATAGACGCGGTGAGCGGTTGAACTGGTTTATGTTACCCATTCCAGAATCGAACTCTGAGCCACCGAAACCCACGACGGCCATGCTGGGCACATACCCGCGCAATTCTCCCTCAGCTCCCTGAATGAAGAATTGTGCGAAGTGGCGGCCCTGCTCCATCGCCTTGGCGTCGTTTGAGGGCTGGTCGAAAATAGATCCGAGTATTTTGACAATTCCAGGAGCGAGAGATTCCGCTACCGACTTCAGTATCGTGTCCGCAAAGAAGTGGAGGAAGTCGGACGCCATCTGTTTCCAGATACCTTCAAGGAGATTCTTACCTTCCAGGAAATTGTCTACGATCATGTGGGCGGAGTTGCTCGAAATAGCCATAATCGCATCGGCCGCCTTTCGCTCGGCGGCCTCCCTGTCTCTGGCGCCGTCCTCGTACACACCGGTAATATCTTCCTGTTGCTGTTTGGTTTGGCTGTAGGCGAGTTGCGCCCTCGCGCGAACTTGCGCGTCCTCCCGTTGTTGGCCGGCGGCCTGCTGTGCAGTGGGAAGGCCAGTTCCCCTTGTCAACGCCTCAAGGTCTTTACTGATATCGGGGGCCAAGTCGAATCGCTGTCGCAGTGCTCGCGCGTTTGATTGGATGGACTTTGTGAGTTGTTCTATCTGGATTGTGGCCCGCGCGGCGGCGCGCTCAATTTCTGCCTCAATCGAGGGCTGGTTCAGCATAGGAGCGCGTTCGGCCAAGCGCTTCTCTTCGTCATCGAGGGCCTTACTGAACCTCTCTAATGCCTCTATATTTGCGACGGTAGGAAAACTTGATATCCCTATTTGAAGCTCTCCTCCTTCTCTCCCAAGCTGATCCCTTAGGTCATTCATCACATTCAACCATCTTAGTATGTTTGTAGGAACGGCGAGACCAAGCCCGCTTTCCTCCATGCCTTCGCCGATATTCTCTATAAATTTCTTCCACTGTCCCGTGAATGTTTTTAAGTCATCTTGAGCTTGTCCACCAAAGCGCTGATTTATTTGCAACATCACCGCATTGAATTTTTCCGCAGTCGGAATTGTGTCATCTATCACAATGCCGTAACGACTCAGCATGGAGGTATTGCCAGCATACGCTTTGCTGAGGATGTCCACTGCTGACTCAAGCTCAATATGTCGCCCCTTTGCCAAGTCAAGCGCCGCTGATGTAATTCTCAGGGCCGTTGGGACATCTGCGCCATACTGAATTGCTATCTGCACACCGCGCTTATAAAGTTCGTCTGAAACACCAGTCATACGAATAGTGCGTTTACCGGCCTCATCGATAATCCCGTTGTATTTGGCGAACGACTGTCCGCTATTTTCAACGGCGCGTTGTAGCTCTTTCTGAACTACGGCGGCATCTTCGATGGTTTTGAAAAGGAATGAGACCACCTTTTGCGCCCCTTGGAGGGACAGGTAGGCCGCGCCTATACCAAGGATCGATGCCCTGAGTGAAGTCAGCACACCCGTCGCGTTATCCACCGCCGACACAACGAGTTTCAAGTCGTCACGATAGGTTGCCATAATTACTTCTTCTGCTTCGCGCGCATCGCTTTCAAGCGGTCAATCTCGTTCTCAATGATCTCAAACAGTCGTACCAGCCGCGCCGGTTGGTCGAGTATGCCTTGTGTCCGGAGTCCCGCCATTCCGCCGAGGGTATAAAACAGCGAGAGAACGAAACGACTTTGCGCTGTCGGGAATGCCGCTGGGCAAATCGAGTATTGCAGGAGACACGAAAGTTCCGGCGCATGCCCGTATGAGGGGCTACTCCGAATCGTCGCACACGCTTCAGCCAGCGTTGTTCGCGTAAAGCGCACCGGCGGGAGATCACCGGGACATGTCGCCGTAATCTCTTTCGCGCCCCAACGAGAGTGCAAGCAACGGTATCCTCGCGCATGGTGTCCTCTACAGGTGTCGCAGTCAAATTTCTGCGCCTCGTCCGGGTCGCTCAGTTCGTGAAAAGCAAACTGGACGAGGAGCTTCAGTTTCCCGCTTCAGCCCCTGAGCCGCCGAATTGGCGCTCAAAAAACTGTTTGGTGAGTTCGACGCAGTCAGTCGGCGTCATACGGTGTACGACATTCTCGACAAACTCAGGACCGGTCGCCGCAGAGAAGATTAAACCGTCGTCATTGATGACCGAAATAAACAAGTCCGACATAATCGCATCGTTGGCGTCCAGCGCACACAGCGCCTTCGCGGTGGAACTCTTATTGGTGTCCGCGCTGGCCTCAACGGTCGCGGCCGCGAATGTCAAGTAGTCGCGATAGGTGGCCTGCCGGAACGAAAACACCGTCCCGTCGATTCGGATTTCAATCGTGGCGTTCGGATCAATCAGTTGTATTGCCATAGCTTACCAAGCCCTATCTACAGCGTCCGCCAGAATGACGGTGACGTCTTGTACCGAGGCCGTTTTCACGCCCTCGAATGTGATTTCAGCGCCGAGAACTTCTTTGTTGTCCACCTTGATGTCTGTGATCTTCCCGTGAATGGTGAAATCCAGGTCTCCGTCCACGGTGCCGGCGGTTCCGGATCCCCATGCCAGATTGATATCGACTTCGTGATTGCTCTTAAAGCCAGTCAGGATGGTTTCGAATGTCGCGCCCTTCGCGATGTGCAGTTTTCCCTTGACGCGGTAGGTGGCGGTTGCGAGGCTTTGGAACTGTCCCGTGGATTGTCCGGCGCCATCAACCACCTTCTCAATCGTGATCTCGAAGCCATCCGCCAGAATCGGCAGGGTGATAACGCCAGCCGCGTTCACATTGATTGTCGTGCGAACAAGGTCATGGTAGTAGAGATAGGTCTCCGCCCTCAGCGCAAATTCTGAGGTGGCGATGTTGTTGTTCACGGTTACCGCGCCACGCCCGATCATCTGCGCGGAGTACATGAGTCGACCATCCGAGACCTTACAGGTCAGGGTCAGTGACTTCGTGATAACATCCTTCACCAGGTGGTGTGTGCTCGCGCTGGGGAAACGCAGGGCGAAGGTCTCAAAGAAGCCAGCATTGGCATGGAAATCGGGTTGCGTCGCGTGCCAATTGAAGGTCTTGGAGAATGGCGTGCTGGCTCCTTCCGCAACGCTCTGAAAGATTGAGTAGAAAATTTCGGCCAGGGTTTGCTTCGTCGCAACACCCGAGAGGGCAAATTCCGGCAGGACGCCCTTCTCATCGTACTGAAGCGAGGTGTTGTACTGAGCTCGGGTTCCCCAGGCCTGCTTTCCTTCGCGTCGCTTGACGCCGAGTGAAAGGTCTATCGGTTCGGCCGGAAACTGAAAGCCGCTCGCCGCGGTATTGAAAGCGGTAACTACCGCTGTGCCCCAGGTTGTTTGCGGCTTGCGGCCGTAGATGGTGTCCTGTCCGGACAGTATAGGAAACGCCATTCCGTGTCACTCCTTATGCTTCATCGTCGTGATTGTCTTCTAAAACGCGGAAGGCGATGCCTTCCAGATCTACCAGTTGATGTGCAATGTCGTCGTCGACCGTAACCGCTTCCCCTCGCTGAAGCGCACGATATTGCTCCACGCTCAACAACCCGAGGATGGTATCGAGCCGCCTGTCTTGGAATGAGTCGTTAGCTTTAACTTTCATAGAACCTGTCAGATTGTTGTGTATGAGTAGGGTACATCAAAGTTCAGAGCTATCTGCCCACCCCGTGACACTGATTCTTCAAACTCGACAACCGATTCAAACGACGAGGTCCCGGCGTAGCGATGCTGATCGCCAAGGTCTTTGTGAATAGCGAACCAGTTGTGGATTGAGTTCAGCAACCGTATGACGAGTCGGGCGTCAGTCGCACGGCCAGGGAATCCCGTGTGAACGCGGAACTCGACCGTCAGCGTCGCCATGCCGAGGAGGGTATTTGCTCCCTCCACGCCCACTTGCCGGACGGATCCGCCGACGATTTCGAATGTCACGGTGTTCGGTACCAGCTTCGCAATCCCGTGAGAGTCGAAATACGATGTGAACTTGGCGTCCAGCGTGGAGACCGCGCTTTGCAATGACCCCAACTGGGTCATTATCTTCGAGGCCAGGGACTCGAATACTTCCGGTGAACTGTAGACATAATCCGGCATCGCTTAAAATGCTCCCACGGCTGTCCAGTAAATGATTCTCGCGCGTACAGCGATGTCTGCACTCTCGCGTTTCTCTGCGTCGAATTGCATGAAAACTGATTCGACAAATTGAAAATCCAGAACCTGAGGATGCAACCCCGCGCCTTTGTTGCCGTGGATGAATTGTTTGATTGTGGCCGACAGGTCGATGATCAGGGACTGGATTGAAGCCTTTTCATTGGCTCGTACAATACCGCGGAATGTCACATCTGTCGTGAATCGATGATGCGTCGCGTCGGCTACTTGCAGTTGCTCCGCGCCGGTATCTATGGCGATGAGCATAGGGGACTTGTCACGCTCCAATTCAAGCGCATTGATATCGAACATTCCTGTCTTCTGCACGGCCACAGGATACCCGCTCGCCGTCGTGAGCTCCGTGAGCTTACTCGCAAGAGACGCAAAGATGTCAGCGCGAATGGACATTATCTGAGCGCCTCCCCAATGACTCCCCGCAAATCTGCGCGAATTTCTTCCAGCTTCTCAGTCAGAGCGGGTCCGAGATACGGACGCGCCGGAATAGTGTCCATACCGTACTCCTGCGCGCGCGCGTACACCGTGTCCGGACCGACACGAACGGTCAAGCCCTCGTCTGAAAACTGTGCAGTAACCGATTGACGCAGGCGGCCGGTGAGCACACCTGGGAATGGATTCGGATTTCCCGGAAAGCGCGTATGCGATGGCCCCGATAAATTCTTCTTGCTCTGTCGTTCGAGCTTCACGCCAATGCGCCGGATGGCGATCTTGAGCTGTTTGGTCAAGTTGCGACCGAGCTTGTCCACAAGGGGCGATCTGAACTCGCCGCCCGGGAATGAAATGCGTATCTCAGCCATGACGACGATACCTCCGAATGATTCCCCACACATGGTCAGGGAAGCCATGCGCTCCATCCTGCGCGTAATTGCGTGAGTTGTCGCCGAAGGTCTCCGATGATACGCCGAGCTTGTCCGCTTGGAGCTTGAGCCAGTCAACAATCATGCAACAGGCCGACTGAATGTCCTGTGGCATTAGCGCGAGCGTCCAGCCGTAACTGTATGTCAGGCGGTAATTCCGCTCACCCCGACTGAACACATTACCGTCGGTGAAGTAGACATGGCCGCGGTCAGAGCTATAGGCAAACACTTGATTGTAAACCGTGGCGACATTCTTCCAGCCGGATGTTGGGCCCTCGTACACCTCGAGGATCGGCGCGGGAGTGGCGCCGATTGGATTGTGTGCCGCAAAGTAATCACCCATTCCATCTCCACTGAATAGCTCAACGATTGCGCTCGCGGGTGTCACAAACTTACGCCCGCTTTCAGTGATGATGTGGCGCGACGCGGCATTGATAAATTGCTCAATCCTTTCGTTCGGGGCGCCGGGGTCATTCACCGTTTCTCCCGAGTAGAGCAGATAGCGGTCGACCGTTATGAGAGCGATCGTGTTATCGAGGGGCATACGCGCTTACTTATTGCTCGGCGACGCGCCTTCGGCCTTGTTCTTCGGCGACGCGCCTTCGGCCTTCCCGCGTGGCACTGCGACGAAATTTTCAGGGAAGGTTTGCAACAGACGGGCGCCCTCTGCGTCGTCTACTTCAATCTGCGCGCCATCACACTCACAATGTGGGTGGTAGTACCGCATTGTCTCCGTCGCCTTGAATTTCAATATCGCTGGCATAGAGTTCCTCTTTCGTATAAGTGGGCGGGCGCCCCGCGACACCCGCCCGCGGTTTCAGTCAACGCCGGTTAAAGCGACGCGTCGTGCCAAAGCAACAGCAGAAAATCGCCGGTCGTGTTAGTCGTTGTCAGCTGGATATTCCCGGCCGATGTGATTGACGCTTCCGACAACCTGTCAGCGGGGGCGGCGTAGGTCGCTGTTCCCTCCAAATGAATCACACCGATGATTGTGTCTTCGACTGCAATGCCAGTGACGGCAATGTCCGCATTTGCAGCGGCCCCGGCTACGAGCGTGCACTTAAGCGCGATTGCGCCAAGCGCCTTTGTCAATCCTGTGGCCATGCTCTTTCTCCTTCTCCTTTCAGAATTTGCAAGCGGGAGTCGGAATCGAACCGACGACCTTCGGGAGGTTATCCCGATGAGCTACCACTGCTCCATCCCGCAGTTTCATACTTTGTCCGCGAACTCAATGCGCCACTTATGGCGTGATGTTGAATCCGTAGGCGACAACTCTGTCTGCCGCCGCGGCCAACTTCTTGAGTTGCTTCCGGCTCGTGGCCACGAAATTCCACTGCTGGGCGAGAAGATCCTTCTCGAACTCAACGGTCAGCCCGCGCCGTGACGCCCACTTGAACGAACTCGGCCGGAGCGCGAGAATACCCGTCTTCGTTCCTCCAGCATCCACACCAGAACCGTTCAGCGTGTTGGAAATCTTGGAGGTGATGAAGATTTCCACACCGTCCAAGCCCGGGAGCACACCGCTTAGCCAGGTTGACGGATTGCCGAACTCGTTGGCCTTGGTGACCTCGCTGAAGTTCAGCGCCTGGAACCATGTGTCGAGATTGCACACATACAAGACCTTACTTGGATCCGCCCCTGCGACACCCATCAGCTTCCGCAGATAACGCACATCCTTCGCAACGAAGGCCGTGGTGGCGTCGCCTACTCCGGCGGTTGTCGAGGCCGTGTCAAACGACGACCCGGCGGTGTCGATGGCCAGATAGCGCAAGCCCATGAAAGCCGATTCCACATTTACCGCTGTGTACGACCGGCCGGTGTCACGATGTGTCGCGGTCGTGTCACCATTCAGGATCGACGCATCATAGGCCTCGGCCTGCGAACGAACGATCTCCTTGCGAATCTCCTCAAAAATTGAAACCACCGAATCTTCAACCATGTCCGGCGAACACGGGATGCGCGTGATAAAAGGCTCCGCGGACAAGGTTACCTTAGCTGTGCTTAGGTTAGAAGCCGTGGCTTGCGTCGGATTATTCACGGCCGCTTCAAAGCCGCGATATGTAGTCGCGCCCCCAATCAACAGAGGCCAGTCATATGGTTGTGACGGCATGTCGAAGGCCGGGATACGATTGAACAACCCCGGTTCGAGCCGGAGAAACTCGATGAGATTGCCCGATTGAAATATCGGCACCCATTCGTCGCCAAGCCCCACGCCCGTTGAGAACATGGCCTTTTCGGCGAATTCGCTGTCGAAGTATCCCACCAGCTTTTTCAAATCCTGAAAGGACTTCAGGCGCTGAATAGCGTAGCCCGGTGTCTTTTTCCCGCGCATGTACGCGTCGACGACCGCGACGACATCGTGCAAGTCACGCGTCATCTTTAGCAGGTGGCCATCTTCGCTGTCTTCGAAATTGACGGGAGCTTGGAAAAGCCGGTAGGCCTTTTGCTCCATCGCTGAGAGCGGTGAACCGTCGTCTTTTCGGAGCCACGGAATATCCGCCATCCCGCGCCAATCCTTCACGGCGTAGCGCACCTTGCGGACATTCTCCGCGCCCTTTGCGGAATTTATGCTCTCTTCGAGCTTAAGAATGACTGCGCCGACCTTCTCCGTGAAGGCCTTGAACTCAGCGGGCGTGATAGCGCCCTTGCTCAACGCGTCTGCCTTTTCCTGAACCTGCCGAAGCAGGGCTCCCTGATCGTTCAGATTCTTCCCTAACCTCTGCACATCGCCTGAGACAGTTTCCAGAGAGCTACGAAACCCTCCGACCGTCTCTTCGGTGCGCTTGATTGCGTCTCTTACTTCGTGGTCAACCAGATTCCCTTTCCGTGATGTCTCTGAGAACTCAGAGGGTTGTAGATGTTTTAATGACAGTCCTTTGGATTTCGCTTCTGAGAATACCGCCCCGAAATTCGCGCCCAGATTCACGACCGAGATTTCCATTAACCGCAGGTCGAGAATTCGGCGTGTCTTGGTTTCCGAATTCTCCTCAACCTTGCGCTCCTGATAGCCGATGGAAAACGAGCGAATCACCCCCTCTTTGATGAGCAGGATGATGTCTTTACCGAGGTCCGTCGCGAGTATCTTTACCCGAACCCAGAGGCCATCTTCGCGGATCTCCGCCGACAGGGTCTTGCCAATTGGCGCATCGAAGAACCTGTGCATGAAGAGCACAATGGCCTTCTCGAGATACTCATTCAGTGAGCTTCGGAAGGACTCTGGTTCGACGATTTCATTGTAGGAGTCAATTGCCCGTGTCGACGCCCAGCCCTCAACTATCAACGAGCCATCTGACTCATCCGTGAGCGACTTGAATTCAAACGGCTGGCTTAGTTTGTGCTTAAGCTCAAGATCTGTTCCGGATGTCTTATAGGGAACCTTTTCTCCTCTCCTGCTGTGACCGCACAGCGACAATTTATGACCTGCCCCGGCGGTGCAGTGGGATCGCCGGGCGCATCCATCGGATAACCTGTGCGGATAAATGGTTGATCGATTGGCACTACCTCTCCGTCAGCGGCCGCGTGCGAGTCGCGCGTTACTTCGTCCTGCGTGGCAAGCCATTCCTTTGTTTCGACGCCAATTTGTTCATAGGCGATAATCGTCCCACGGTTCACAACACCCGTCATTTCGGTGCGCGCTATGCGCACTGCCCGCTCACGCGAGAACTCCAGAAAATTGCGCCGCAATTCCTTCTGGATGCGTTCAATAGACCAGCCCTCGTCATTCGCTTGGCGTAGGATGCCTTTGATGATCTCGTACGAGGTGTCGTTGATGTTCCGGATGCGGTTAAAGAACTGTGACACGGCGCCGGAGACCGAGGGATTGTTCACATTGAATGACGCGCTCACCCCGATATCCGTTATCGCGTCTGTGCCCGCGCGTCCAATGGTGGAGCGAAAAGCTGGTATAACGGACCGTTCGAGAATCACATCCTCATCTCCGACAGGGAAAATCGGATCGGGGCTATCCGGCGCATCCTTCATGGCGATCATTATGGCGGCCATGAATTTCCCGTTCGCTGTGAACTTGTCCAGGCGTTCTATTACACGGGCGCCTTGACCCTGAAAGTATTCGGCTATTATGCGCGAAAAGCGGATCTCTTCTTTCCTGACACGCTGATCGAACGCCTTCCACTTAATAGCCCTTGGCGTTTGTGGCGCAGACCTTCGCACGAACGGCGGCCCGACAAAGAGGTCGGACTTCGCCTCTTTATTTGGATCGACTTCCTGTGTCCCATCGGTGGCCGCTCCAGGAGCAATGGGGTTGAGTAGCTGTAGTATCGGTTCATCGCCCCAGTCGACGGGATCCATGTTGCGGCTCCGCCGAGCTTCATTGATTGTCACAATTCCGGACCTGACAAGTATCGCGTCGGTCTGCGCGCGCGCCAGCTCGTCGGGGCGTAGTGCGTCAACTCCCGAGAAGTCAAATCGGAACACATGCTCCCGGTCGAAGTGTTGCCAAATGATCTGCCGCGTCATCGACTGTGAAATAATCTCACAGAGTGGCTTAATCGTGTGTCGCCAGAATGACTGCTCTTGCACAAGCGCGTTCGCGTAATTGGCGAACTCCATGACGCCAGCGAGAAAGGGCGGTATGCCAAAGACAGCAAGAATTTGTTCTCGATTATTTTGGAGCAGTTCAAGGAATGACAGGTCTTTCTGTTCACTGCCGATGTTCTTGATGTCCCCGCCGACCGGCATGACAACAATCTTTCCAAAATTCTCAGGGGAACTCCGCCCGCGTAGCGCCTTCTCGGTTATCTCACGCTCTTCAGCGCTCATGGATTCACTGGGAAAGAGGGCCTTTGTGACACCGGCCCCGTTCCGAAAGAACCCGTTGTTATACCTATCGACATACCAATTCAACATGATCTTTGAGTGGACGGACTGTACTCCAGAGCGGCCATACCAACGGTCGTTCACATTCCAAAGTCGAATATGTAAGAGCTCATCGAGGGCGTACGAGATGCGTGGCTTGCCGAACCCAAATCGTTCATAGTGGTATCCAAGGGGCAATCCACTTTCCCGATCCAGAGCTATCTCAACCTTCGACGGCTCAAGCGGCCACAGTTCCAGGATCGTTTGTCCGCCTTTCTTCTCGATGGCAGTGTAAGAATTCCCACAGAGAACCAAGGACTGGACGATGTCCGATATCACCTCTGAGGTCATGTGATAGAAATTCGGGATCCGTAAAAGCTCAGCGGCCGGATGTGAGTTGTCTTCCTCGTACGAAAGTTTTCCCCCGTCATTGACAACACGGCTGACATCTATGGGTAAGTGCGCCACGGCGCCGGTCACAATCCTTGTGATGATGGCGATGTTTGCATCGACGCGTTCCGTCCGCGCGTCGGCGGTAATATCGAATAGTTGTGGAGGCGCGTCGTCCGCGTAATCACGAGCGCGAAGCGATGCAGTGCGGTCTTCTTTAACGGAAGGGGAAGAAGTAGGAATCTTTTCTGGTACGATTCCCGGGCGAAGCCACTTCGGAAGATTTGAGCGCAAGCGATCTACGAGTCCCACGCTGTCTTAAGTTTGCACAAGTTGACATGCTGTCAATACTCAAATAGCGAAATGTGAGAACACCGTCATACCCAAGTTGGCTCCACCGGCTCCGCCATGAACCCACATAGCAGAGCGGCGATGTATTCGTAGTTGTCAGCGTGGCGATGATGGTCCGGCCGGCCGGCCTCGTTCCAGACATAGCGTTGCCGTTTGTCATCGTAGATTCTCGTCGGAGCAACCATCTGGGATACAAAATCCCCGCCGTCCAGCTGACGCCAAGCCCTCGGCAGAACTACTCGACCACCAGAGTAGGTCTCGAAGGACGCATCCAGTGACTCAGTGCGGCCAATCGTGATCGTGCGGTCTTCGCGGTTCAGGGTGTAATCGCCCTTCATCACCTCCCCGTAAAAACACATCAACCATCCGTGATGAGCCGTAACGAACTCGCGCGCCTTGTGTGTCTCGGGCATCGCGTCGATCACCCCCTTTCGAACGCGGTGCTGTCGACAGATGAAATCGAGCTCGCTAAAGTTCCCGACCGTGCCGACAAAGCGCTTGACCCTTCGACCCTCCTTGAGTTCCGAGATGTGCACATGGAGGCGCGCCCCAACATCGACACCGGCCACACAACTCACGACCCCTGAAGGCATTACGCCATCACCGGCGCACCCCGCAAGAACGGACTCGGATATTTTCGCGCCTGGGGCCTCAAACGCCACCCCCAGGTCGTTGTTGTAGAACCGCTGAAGCTTCGATGGGTTTGACACGCTCTCCTGAAATGCGCCCCACAAGGCGGACATGACATCGTGCGACCGACTGTCGGCAAACAGCTTCGACACATGATAACCGGACACGGATGAAGTCGGATTCGCGGCTACCCATTCGCCCTTTGTCAGCCGATCCAAAGCACGGCCACAGTTACGGCAGATCGCTTGGATGTCCCGACCGGAACCTGGCGTCCAATCAAGGTCCAGAAGCTCATAGCTGGAGCTACCCACTTGACCCACGAAATTCACAAACCAATCCAATGTCTGGAATTCACCGCAGGATTCACACTTGATGTGCCAAGCCTTCTGATCTGACTGAAAATAGGCCTCGTCGATTCCGAATCCGCGGATAGTGGGATTCCCGAATCTGCGAATCCTGGGATCCTTCGAAGCTCCGAGTCGGTCAGGGGCAAGGTTGAGATTCTCTTGGTCGCAGAGATCAAGCTCATCAACCAAGACAGTGTCAGTTACGAATTCATGGAAATTCGTGCGCGTTTTGGATCCGGCAAACTTGATTGCCGAACCAAACATGTGCTTGAGAAAGACCGACTTAGCGTCACCGCGAAGAATGCCTTGGCGATACAGCCGCGTCCGGACGATACTTTGATTGATTCGATTGTTGACAAACATCCCCGCGAGATGGTCGGTCGGGAGCACATAGAACGAGCCGAACCCGTTCATAGCCCGAGACAGCATCTCACAGATGGCCCACTCACTGATACCGCACTGGCTGGACTTTTTGATCACGATCTCGCGCGATTCATCCGCCCATAGGCGACGCGCCCATTCCCGTCCAGCGAAGTCGATTCTGGTACCGCGGTGAGTTCGATGATACCTTACACCAAGCCAGGCCCTGGGCGAGACCCTGCGGTAGTAGCTGTCAGCGTCGCGGATATACTCGATCAGATTACGTTTGGCCGAGGTCTTGGAGAGCTTTGGCGGTCGCCTCAAGGTCTGCGTTACTTTGGTCATCTGGTTGTCCGAGGGTAATGGCCGGGGACTTCAGTAGCCCCATATTTTCGAGAATGCGTTCGGTCGCGCGCCGGTCACCGTCTGTCGCCATGTGGATGTACCGGCACACAAGGAACGGAGAAACGCGTCCGAACATCAGGCGCAGGCGCTCACTAAGGGCCGCCCGATATTTGGGATCGCGGTGGCATTCCCAATGCACCTGACGGCTCACTCCGGCGAGTTGACACAAATCCGTGACTGAAAGATTCTGATCGGCGTATACCAGCTCATAGCTCAACAACTTACGCCGAACCCTTGACAAGCCAGGGGCTTCGTCTTCAGTAAGAGATGTAAACCTACGAGTGGGGATATTGGGCCGGTCGCGGCCTTTGGGCTTCTTTCCCTTCGGAACCGATTCATCCTTTCGTGAACGGAGTTGGCGCCTTTACGGAAAACCCCGTCGCCATCGTAGTCGCGACTTTCGTAACCGCGGGTGCGGCGATGCTTTGCGGCGGAGTTGGCGCACGATTCACGGCGAAGTTTTGGCGAATTTGGATCGCGCGAGTCGCTAACATTTCTCGGCGCACCCTGGCGTACTCGGCATGATAAGTCCGTTTGCGCTCAGCAAGGTCTTCAATATGCAGAAAGTCCCCCATGCGCACAGGGACGGTGGCTGTGTGTTTGGTGTATGACATTCTAACCGTGTGCTCCCTTCTGATTTGATGCTTTTAGTAGATCCTGCCAGAATTCATCAGCGCGCGTTCGAATGGCCTTACTTAGATACTCATCTATAGCGTAATCTACTGCGCTCATCTCTATCGAATAGTTTTCCAACATCTCAGGGCTAAGCGGGACGCGGGTTTGTTGTGTTGTGACGGTCATTATCATCTCCCTTCGTAGGTCATGCTTCATTTCCCTAATTTCGCTCGCAGGGGATTTTCATGCTAAACCCTTTCTCCCCCACAATATCCACGCCAGTATAATTCCGGCGATAACTGTACCCAATATCCACGGGCCGAGTTTACGAGCCGCCGCCTCACCCGCCTCTTTACCCGGATTGAAGATTTTCAAAAATCTCATTTCACCTCCCCAACTTGGATTGCGTCCACTCGTCAAGCCATTCAAGCGCAATTTTCGACACGGGATTAGTTTCTGGGGTATCCCCCTCTTGAATGGCTAAAAAGAGTCGCTCCGCAGGGTCTCCACTGCATGGAGTGCACTCTGTATAGTGCACACCTTTCGCTTTGGCTATAGTGCCCTTGAGGCAGCAACATTCGCCTTCGTACACCGCCCCATTGATTGTCCCTTGGACAATGGCCGCCCTCAAGGCGGGGACTTCATTCGGAAACTGTGACAATACCGAAAGTAAATCTTTCTTCGCGTCTGACAAGTTGGCGCGTGACAAGTTGGCGCGTGACAAGTTGGCGTCTGACAAGTTGGCGCGTGACAAGTTGGCGCGTGACAAGTCGGCGCGTGACAAGTCGGCGGCTGACAAGTCGGCGGCTGACAAGTCGGCGCGTGACAAGTCGGCGCGTGACAAGTTGGCGCATGACAAGTTGGCGCATGACAAGTTGGCGTCTGACAAGTTGGCGCGTGACAAGTTGGCGCGTGACAAGTTGGCGCGTGACAAGTTGGCGCGTGACAAGTCGGCGGCTGACAAGTCGGCGCGTGACAGGGATGCTCCAACTTTGCGAGCGGCCCTGACCGTCTTGGCCATTGTTTCCGCGTCATCCTCAAAGATGACCGTTCCGTTAAATCGATTTAGGATTTTCATTGTTCACCTTTCGGATTGGGGCTTTGGCGGCGGCATACTCGGAATGTGCGGCTTCACCATTTTCCGCCGTTCGGTTTCCGCGCTTTTATTCGCCCATGCATCCGTCACCACTTCTATCGCCGCCAGCATCATCAACGATGCGATCAACGCCGAAATCACCACCAGCATTATCTCCGCCATCCTAATCCCCTCCCTCAGAGCCACCAATTCCACCTCCACCATCACCATCAACGCCACCATCATCACCACCGTCAACGCCGCCGTCATTATCAACACCACCCCCACCATGCTCAGTCCTTTCCCCCATGTCATTTTTTCACCTTCGGCTTCTCTGGAATGTCGAACATCTTCCTCACCGTATCCACCACTTTCGATCCGACGAGTGTTTCTATATGTCTACCCTTGCACAGTTGAATTTGCGGCGACCTGCCGCCCTTTGTGCGCACCTGAAGTCCAGTCGCAATTGCGTCTGCGCTAAAGCCACCATGGCCCCCACGGAGTTGTTCTTTGATGAACTCCATGATTTCAGAATTAGTTTTCCTTCCAAGATTCGGCTTCCTTTTATCTGAAATTTTCAGCGCCCGACATACGGCCTCCTGTATAACAGTATCGGAGAACACTTTCTCACGCGGCCCGTGTGCATTGCGCTCAATTCTTTTGATCTCACCCGTTTCCCCGTCTATGAAGTCATGCTCATTTGGCTTGGAAGCGTCCGGGGGGAAAGCGTCGATTTGAGTGTCGAGCACTAAACGCGTCAGCGGGATATCGGTTACATTCACCCAAAATTTACCTTTTGCTCCGAACTTGACATCTATGCCCATGTTCAGAGACCCTTCCTTCATGCGCCGTGCGAGCATGGAACTCGCGTTTTCATTCGCAGAGACGAAAATGCAAATCCACCTTTGGGCGATTTCAACCCCCTTACTTTTCCGCCTCTCACCGGTATGCTCTATCAGCACGGCTTTTCCAAGCGGAACGCTTTTCGACTCCGGCATGAAATAGATCGTTACAATGTCGGCGTGTTCAGCCAGATTCTCCTTCGTGGTCGGTTCTTTTTGAGATGAAATTGGTTGTTCCATGATTTCCTCGCGTTTCAGGGGTTAGTTGGTTAAATTGAGAATCGCCCATGTGTCGTTGCGCCTACTATCATTTTACCTTCCAGTCCCAGATATTCACACCTTCGCGCGAGGCCCGCGCCAGCGCGAAGATCGCTGCGTCGGCCACATGCGTATTGATTGCGCCATTCTTGAGGCGGGGAATACCCGGCCAATACTGACTCCAGAGGAAATCGCAGATTTTGTCTTTGTCACAACCACCATAGCCGGTCACGACCTTTCTGGCCACCGAATCACCCATTTCCTCTGTGTCTTCTCCGCCGGATTGGACGATCGCCATTCGCGTCGCGGAAGTTGTGGCGCTCAACTTAAGCCCCGCGCCCCTATACTTCCCGATCCACGCTTTTCCAATTGTCCAGACGAGAGTATTTTCCCCAGGATATGCCGCCTCGGTTCGCGTTCCGAACTTGGAGATGAGCAATTGCAGGAATTCTATGCGCGCCAAGTAGGAACCCTGAATTTGCCCATAGCCCCAGACGAACACGCCATCCTTCACACCGACTAAGGCCGTGTGTGCGCCGGGGTCACATCCACAATAGACAACTGGTTTTGTCACTGTGGGTACCTTAGATCTGGACCTTCGAGCTTGATCACGAGCGCGGCGTGCTGAAGTCGCGAGATGGCGGCATCACCGCGATAAGGGCCATTGCTACGCGACAACTGACCCACCAGCTCTTCCGGGGAGGCGTTGGAAGTACACATAATAGGTTTGTTCATATCGTAGCGACGAAAGATTATTTCACAGAGCGCGGAAGCGGCGTCACAATCCCGCCCCGCAATATGATCGATGTCGTCGATGAAAAGAGCGAAAGGATCACAGTAGTGAGAGACGACCTCAGGGGTAGTTGGACGCTCCCGATTAGCATACTGTGTCTTTGAATTCTTTATCCGATCCGAGATATCCTGCGACTTCACAAAGAGAACGCGCCAGCGCGGTAACCACCAGTGTCCAGTTTCGTTGAAGTCCGAGGGGAGTCCGCGCAAAACACATTGACGCGCCACCGTCGCCAGTAGGCGGGTTTTACCTGTGCCCACCGATCCGTAGATAATCAGGTTTTTCATTGGCCGACCCATGACGGAAAGCCAACTTCGCAGAGCGGAAACGGCTGTTTCTTGATGCGGCAGATCCTTGTATTTACCCCAGCTTCGGGAGACGGGCAAATTGAGTCCAGCCCAATTAAACGCATGATCAATCGCGGCGTGGCGCTCATCCCTTTGGAAGGATTGCTCCATCACTGAGAAGGGATCCACTTCGGTCACGACTGACGATTGCGCGCCCGGCGTATTTGTTATGCGGTTTTTGATTGTTTCCATTTTGACTCTCACTGAAGCCGTAGTACAGAAGTAAATCATCCCACCGTTCGTGAATTTTTAGCGGACCTCTGATATTTTTTCTCCATGTGAACTTTGTGCTACGAGGTTCCTCGGCGCTCGCGCGGAGTATGTGCCTAATCATGTCGGGCGATCTTCCGGCCGAGAGACGCATCCAGGCGAAATCCTCCGCCCACTTCGGCCTTGCCTTTTTTGACTTGACGGCGGTACCCGAATCACATCCGAACAGGTCAGACAAACTCCGAATCAGTGTGTCGGCAAATTCGAAGTCCGCGGGCTCCGTCGGAAATTTCGCGGCTTCTTTTACTTTTACTGTTACTTCTTCTTTTACTTTTACTGTTACTTCTTCTTTACATGGTGGGTGTATGATAGTTTTATTATGAGCGGATGATGATGCTATGATAGGGACATTATGGACGCATGATGAACCCATACTGGAAATCGGTGTGCACGGACGAGGTATATCTGAAGGTCTCTCATTGTAGTGTATCTTCTGATGTTTCGTGAAGTTGACCACCTGTCCGTAAAGTCGACCTTCAACTTCATACCTAAGAATAAATCCGCCGTCAATTAGGTGGGTGAGTAGGTTGTCTATGTCACAATCATCGAAGCCGAGAACCTTCTTTTGAATGGTCCTGGGGAGCCACTTGAAATTGCCATCCCTGTCCGAGATCGCCCACAAACCCTGAAACAGCAGGCGCGCGAGGGGGGGGAGCGCGGCGATTTCCTCGTCGTCAAAGAAGCTGGCGCGGAGAATTCTGTCCTTCATGGTTGGTTTCCAAACGCTTGAAATGTAAGTTGTCTCTCGCGTAGCATTTTCTCTTGGATTTTAGAGTAATCCCGCAAACGACTCTGAAGCGCAATCGTCCTTGCGAGGAGATGTCGTTTTGTTATTTCAATCTCTTCCGGAGACCCCGCCCACCAGTAACCTTTCGGGCCGGAGGCGATTGGCTCTCCCTGCCTGACGCAGGCCGCGACCATCGCGCGCACCTCCGGCCCAGTAAGATTTAGTCCCTTCTCAATGCGCACCGAAGTCACAGGGTCACTCATGGGGTGTCGCTTCAGATGAAACAGAAAGAGTGGAACACTATGGGTCACCGCGGGCGTGATCCCCTCAATATCCTCATACCCAGGCAGAGTCATGGACCTATTCGATTCCGCACATGTAAAAAATTGCGTTGATAATGACAAGTCCGAAAATCGTCATACCGGCGCCGAGGATTACGCTGGGAGCGTGAATTCGCAACCGGCGCCGAGCAACTTCAAAACCGATATGACGATTCTTACTCATTATCAGAATTGCTCCGTAATTTAGCCGGCCCATGCACATTGAGAGACCAGCTACCCCGACTTGGGTTCGCTACCAGCCCACTGCCCTTGAGCTTAGGAAGCGCATTTCTGATAGTTACGCCTGAAACAAACACACGCCTACGCACGAGTACCGAGGTTATGTCTTCCAGCGATTGCGGATGCGGAGTTAGAGCTTGTAGAAGGTCATCCATGACCCCGTGTCGTTTCATTTCGGCTCTTCCTTGCGGGTTTCTTTACTCCGGGCGGCGGATCATCCGGGGGAACCGTGTGACATCCCACCGCCCAGAGCGTTTCCCCTGACGGGGATTATTAGTTCACGGCTGTACTCGATCGCTTTGGCAGTTTTTGTATGGCCTCGATTTTAACCCCCGCTGATTCAAAGCTCAGCTTCTCCATCTCATTCAATCTTGATGTCCGCTCAGGAGCGGACATTTCGCGTTCGCCGATTAGTCGTGTAAGTGTTTGTTTCTGTTGCGTTGTCGCCATTCCCATGCTTGGGTTCTGCCGGCTTGCGGCCGCATTATTCGCGACCACTTCCTTGAGATGAGATACCTTTTCTGACTTCTCGCGCTGAACTGTCGCCTGAGCGGCAGATGCTTGTGGCGACTGATCTGTGTCGTCGTCTTCTTCTTCCATAACATTAGGGCGTTGCGCTGAGTATTTCGAAAACGCCGGAGCGGGACACCACGCTGTGATGCTGTGAGTTTTAGACCGGATGGATATCGTATCGGTGCGACCACGCGGCGCAAACCCCTCAACGATATCACGCGCCCAAATAGTCGGAGCGTCGTAGAGGTCGCGACCAACTCCAAACTTGACGGCCGCGCGCTTGATCGCGTCAGAGATCGCCGACTTCGTGTGTTCAATTCCACGCGAGAAGTCGCACCCGTCCTCTTTCGTTATCCACTCGTCACCAATGCGTATGGAGAGTTTACACATCAGGGCAATGCCCTTCGGCGTGTTGACTTCGTGGTACGAGTCATACCAGTTGTTGCATCCAACTGCTTCGTCGAGACGGCGCATGATTGCACGACTGTCGATATACGGGGCGAGATGCGCCCACGGCTTGCTCTTAGCTATTCCGCATTCGAGGACACGCCACTCTATGTCATCGTCCCGGAACGGCGCCGATAAAAGAGCCTGGATAGCGCTGATGTCAGCCATGAGTGTCCCCACCTTCTGAACTTTCATCCGCTTGGGGATCCATTACGGGCAACACTACAAGGGCCGGTTGCCCGATGAGTGAGTCACGATCAAGTATATTGACCGTGAAGGACTCCGTCGAAGGAAGCGCGCAGGTAAAGCGCGATAATTCTGGTGGCAATTTACCGTCAGCCAGGGCCGCCGTAATCGCTCTTATACTAACCACCCACTTCTTTTTCTCAACAATCAGTTCCATCCCCTCAATTGTATCTACAAGATATTGCGGCATTCCCCCCTTGACACCGTCACGGCCCTGAAGATACCATTCCAGTAATTGCTCCTGCGCCACGGAGGCGCCTTCGCGCCCCGAACGAAAAGAGAGATTTGCGCCGGGTAGCGTGACGGTCTTCGCCCGTCCTTTCAAATGGGACTCCGCGTAAATGCGCAACTGTCCAAGCAGTAACATGCGCCAAGATTCGCTCCGCCGTACCTGCGCTTTTCGCCACATCTCAATTCGTTCGTTGAATATGGCCGCCTGCCTGTCAATGTCCTCGATGTTCTTTTCACACAGCGCGAGTTGCCGCAACTGCTCCTGCGCAACCAAGATGGGCTCAAGCGCCTGTGTTGATTCGGGTGCAACTGTGGGTTCAACCATTATTGACCCCGATTTCCTGTTCGTTTGATGAGTTGGCCCCGCCGTCCTCACAAACTTCGAGGAAAATCCCATTGACACCGGCGGTGATGCCGATGGAAGCGCCTTCCCCGCAATGGTCGTTCAGAATAGCCAGCGCGACCCCCTCGTCCCCATGTCCATGTTTCGGGAGCCAGTATGGGGCCTCCAGTTGTTCGACAACGCGTCGAATGACCCTCTCTGCGACAGGATTGTGGTCGTGTAGCATGGCTACGGAGTTCATTACAAGAGCGAAGCGACAACGGAATTCCCAGTGATCCGCGGTTGGTTCGGTAATTGCACCGAGGCTCCTTTTCTGCCAAAGTATGAGTGGACGATAGTCCTTTGGCCGTGAGCGGAGAAAGAGATTGGAAGTTGAAGTTGACAGAGACATGGGTTCCCCCCATATTAGAAACGGTTAAGGGTTACGGCCTCGGCAAACACCGAGCCACGATAAGTGAACTTTGACCACCGACCGCGCTCTCATCGGCGCGGTTATTTTTTGGGATGGACACCGACGCCTCATCCGCTTCGAACGCGTGCGTGTTGGCTTCCACCTGTTTGGACGCTGGCGCGGCGCTGTCGGACTTGACTGGGAGTTTGTCCCCGTACTTCGCCGCTAAGCCGCGTGCAAGCAGATCGCGCGCGGCGGCGCTGTCGTTGCCGTCATGGTCGAGGAGCGCGTCAGCGGCGACCGCCCGCTTGAGTTCAGAGGGAAGTGAGTAGTTGGCAATGACCCTTTGTTTCACACTCATACTGTTATGTTAATGCTTTAATTCGAACGCGTCAAGTGTTTTCGAGAAAAAAATAACGAAAATTCGCTGGCGGGTGGCCACGAAATGTCAAGCCGTTGCGTGATAACGCGATACGACAAAGCCCCCCACTTTGGCGCGAAAACGAAATTCCGGTAGTGGGTCAGTTTGACTCTTTAGTTTCCAAGGGTAGTGGGTCAGTTTGAAATATGGGCGCTTGGTCAATCATGCTTAAGCGGTTAGATTGGGGCGTGAAAAAGAAGAAGCCCAAGAAACGACTCGATATTAGCGAACTGGCTCACTCAATAGTCGAGCAGGCGACTAATCCAGTTCCAGATCAGTCGGAAAAGCCGCCAGAGACCACAGTCAACAATTGGGATAATGAAGGCGGAGCCATACCCGAAGCCCCGCCGGACACATCTGGCAAGAACCCAGCCGCCGTTTCCCTTGGCCGTCTTGGTGGTCTGAAAGGCGGAAAGGCCCGCGCCAAGTCGATGACCAAGAAGGAGCGCTCAGAGGCGGCGAAGAAGGCCGCCGAGGCACGTTGGGGAAAGAACGATTTGGAATAATAATCTGTGGAATAATTTCGCTTGCTTTTTCTTAAAACCCCTGTATATTGTTTTCTATGAAGAATATACAGACCACTCCAAGAAATATTCCCGGCGAGATCGAAACCAGAGAGTTTCTCGCCCCACACCTACTCAGCATTGGCGAATGCATAAAGGACGGGTGGCGAGCTTGGGAGGCCTTCGGAGAAAAGGCCCCGGAGCTTCGAGCCCCTCTTAGCCCAATCGCCAGGGCCAACTTCGTGTATTGTCACATTGTTCAGGCCGCTAAGAGGCGGTTTCAAGATATACTCAATGTGCATCTCTCAGAAAAGGCTGGCTTTCTCGCCGTGATCTTCGAGAATAAGGTAGTAGTGCGATTCAAGAAGCTGAACGAAAGGGGCAAGTTCTCCCTTTCCAAGACAAGACAATCAGAGCTCTTCATGGCTCAACTTGGAATTCCGGGAATTGGAGATGCACCTACAAAACTAATTGGGGGCTACATGCTTGATCAATTACAAGTAGCAATCTTGGATGTGCGACTTATTTGTCCCCGAAGCAGAGACATCGAATGGTCGATGTCAATTCCCGCGCAAGTACCTACAACACTCTCCAGCGACGCGTGTAATACAATTGAACTCAAGCCAGTCGTACGTTCAAATCGTGTAGCTAAGAAAGACAAGCAGGCATGAATCGTACCGATGTCAATCCTGACATGATTATTCTTGCGCGTGAGTCACGCGGACTCACGCAAGGTGAGCTCGCCGAAAAATGTGGTATTGGACAATCCGTTCTCTCAAAATATGAAAACGGACTATTAGCAATATCTCAAGACCAGCTCCGCCCATTGGCGAGGGCCCTTGGTTACCCCGAATCTTTATTCGCCCGTTTCGAGCCAATTTATGGATTTGGTAGCTCATGTATGTATCATCGAAGACGACAGACCATTTCCGTCAACATCTTGAGACGCATTCAAGCGCAAGTCAACTTGAAGAGAATGCACATCAAGTCGCTTTTGCGGAGCGGCATAGAGATCGATGTTGCCCGCGAATTGCCAAGGATTGACATTGGAGACTACAAGAATGCGGAACAGATAGCTGATCTCGTACGTCGGACATGGGGGCTTCCGCTCGGCCCGATTAGAAACCTAATCTCAATTGTTGAGAGCGCAGGAGGAATTGTCATTCAATTTTCTTTTGGTACGAACAAGCTCGATGCAATTAGTCAGTGGCCCCCCGATATGCCCCCACTATTTTTTATTAATTCAGATATGCCCTGGGAACGTATTCGGTTCAGCCTTGCTCACGAAATTGGACACTTAATCATGCACAAGGAAGCCTCCAATAATCAGGAGGAAGAGGCTGACGCTTTCGCCTCTGCGTTCCTTATGCCTGCACGAGAAATATCAGCTGACTTATCGGGGATCACAGTAGCAAGAGCGGCTCATCTAAAGCCATACTGGAAAGTATCAATGCAAGCACTGATCCGGCGCGCTTACAACCTCCGGAAAATATCCGAGAGTCAGTACCGGAGATTATTTACTGAGATTAGTAGGATGGGATATCGCCGACACGAACCGATTGACATTCCCTCGGAAGAGCCAAGAGTTTTTCAGGATTTGCTCGGAATTCATCTTCGCGAACACCGATATAGCTACTCTGACCTCGGACGTCTCTGCGATTTGTACGAGCATGAGTTTGTAAGTTCTTACATTCCCAGAGAAACTTCAGTAATCCGTATCGCCAAATAGGAAAATTGATTTGTTTCAAGGGGTGGATTTTGCTTGACAATGCGTGAGCGGTTATGCATATTAGGTCAGTATGAATAAACTATCCAGAGAAGACCGAGTCCGCGTCCTGTCCTGCTTAGTCGAGGGAAACTCAATCCGCTCAACCGTAAGGATGACAGGGGTAGCCAAGAATACAGTAGTCAAACTATTGGCCGATGTGGGAGCGGTATGCTCCGCCTATCAAAACGAGAATGTCCGTAATCTGGCGTGCAAGCGGGTGGAGTGTGACGAAATTTGGTCGTTCTGCTATGCCAAGCAGAAGAATGTCCCAGTGGAGAAGAAGGGGCAGTACGGCTATGGTGATGTTTGGACTTGGACGGCTATCGACCCCGATACCAAGCTCGTGATATCGTACCTCGTGGGACTACGCAATGCGGAATGGGGCAAGGCGTTCATGGCGGATGTGGCCTCACGCCTTGCCAATCGTGTGCAGATCACTACGGACGGCCACTCGGTATATCTGGAAGCCGTCGAAGCCGCGTTCGGGGCGGATGTGGATTATGCGGTACTGGTGAAGCTCTATGGAGCCGAACAAGGTGGTGAAGCGCGTTACAGCCCGCCTGCCTGTATTGGCTGTCGCCGCAAGAAAATCATCGGCAAGCCCAAGCGTGAACATGTCTCAACATCGATTGTCGAGCGGCAAAACCTTACTATGCGAATGAGTATGCGTCGAATGACGCGGCTGACGAACGGATTCAGCAAAAAGATTGAGAATCTTGAACACGCCGTGGCCCTGTATTTCACGTATTATAACTTCTGTCGGATTCACCAGACCCTGCGTGTCAGCCCAGCTATGGCCGCCGGAGTTACGGCGAAACTCTGGAACATCGAGGACATTGTGAAGCTCTTAGAAACTAAAGAGTCAAACTGACCCACTACCCACTATTCACCATGTCCCGAAAGATAGGGCGCGACCGTGATCTGTCAAGCCCTTTTTCGGCCGCTCACACCACCTCCCTTCGGTCAGAAATTAACAGATATGCCCAGGCCGCCCTGCACGCCGTTTTCATAGGTCACAGCGTCGCGCAATTCCACTTTGTATTTCGCGTATCCCCAGGCGCCGATTTTCGGGGTAAACCAGATTCCTCCCACGAAACCAGCCGCGCCGGTCAGATAATTCAAAGGCGATCTGCTTCCATCCGGAGATTCCGCGCCAAAGTCCGCATTCGGCCCCGCTACCAGCCCAGCCCATGAGCCACCGTCACCGGCATCGTCGAGTCCAGTTATCAGCGCCAGCTCGGTGTTGAGCGCGCTGTAATGGCCGAGGTCAACATAGTTGAATGTCCACAGCGATCCCGTGAGGTGTTCAGCGACGCCGACACTCAGCTTCACCGCATCCTGGTAGCGCACGCCACCGAACGCGAGTGTCTCCGCCTGCGCAGAGCACACGCAGAGCGCCATTGACAATAGAGCAGAAGCGTAAATTCGTTTCATGTGGAACACTCCTTTGTGATGTGATAGTCCTTCAGTTTCCATTTTGGGCTCTGGCTTTCGCCCGGGTCTTCAAAAGCACTTTCAGGCCGATGGCCGCCAATGCGTACGGTGTCGCGTTTGTGAGATACTCCTGCTTGAACGCGAAGGAGCCGGTCGCCAGGGCCTCGGAACCCCAGACCGCAATCAGCGCGCCGGCAAGCACCAGCGCGAACTTCACGACTGAGCCGTACACCCCTTCATCGCTCATCCATGGCCAGTTTTTCTTGAGCTTCTCAATTGTCGGATAGATCAGGGCAGTCAGCGTCGCTGTGACAATTGCGTCCCACGGAAGTTGTTCAACCAATACTCCTTTCTCACGCCGTCGGCGCAAGGTGTTTTAGGTTATAGCGACCGTCATCGAGCTCGATATGGATATGCGCTTCCGGTGTTCCGAGAAGTTCGTCGTGAGCAATGACCTGCAAATCCAGCGCTTTGTAATGCAACGAATCCTCATTCATCCGCTCAGCGGTGGAGCGCAATAAGGCCAGTACCGCCGACCGTACAGTCGCGCTCATATCGTGTGTGCGCAGGTCTACCGCCATACCGTCCGTGTGGTAACTCACCTTTGTGGTATTGGGTGTGCGCAGAAAGCTTGTGATCGTGATGTCTACACCATCCAGCGCGGCAATGCGATACTCATCGGCGATGGACACCAACGCGCGCAAAGAGCGCGGCGCCCGCCCCAACCAGGTGACTTCAATGTCCGGCGACTTGTATTTCATGGACGACTCAACCGTGGCATGGAGTTGAATTTCACGCGGCCGTCTCCGCCCTGATCCGCCGCCCGCAAGTAGGTGTCAATATACCCTTGCCCGCCGACTCGGATTGGTCTATTCGCGCGGTCGTAGAATGACCACCGATAAAACGAACTATCCGTCGCCGCTGACGGAGTTGTCGTCTGGTCGTTCCGGTAAAGCGCGATCGAAAACTGGCCGAGCGCATCTGTCGTGTCGTAGCTCAAGGTCTGCCCGTAGAGCGTGTCGTTGATTCTTAGCTCTTCGCCCGCGACTATCGGTAGAAGTTGCACGCGCGCCTGCGCGTAGGCGATGTTATTCGCCGCCCCCTGGAGCGTCCCATAGACAACCGTGCGCGACCCCTTATCGAGATAGGTCATCTGCGTGTCTATCAATGCGCCGGCGACGGTGAAGGTGTCGAGCTTGGTCTTGTAGCGCGCGTCGGTGTGGAAGATGACCCAGGTGCCAGCATTCAGGTTGAATTGCGCAAGTCCGGTGGCGGGGTCGATTTCGTCCTGATAGATCGTTCCATTCTGCGCAAGATTGTTCACATACATATTCACGCCGCTCACCGATAAGTCGGGGATTTGGGATGTGTCCAGCAGGCGCCAGCTGACCGTGTATGCTCCGGTTCCACAGGATCCGCCACCCCCACCACCCGAAACAAGAGAGACGCGGGAGTCGAGATAAAGACCGAATGTCCCAGCAGTGCTGTGACCCGATTGGGCCTCGTCCCAGAATTCGTCAATCAAACTCGCATCCGCCTCGCTGGCTCCGAAAGCGTTAGGGCCGATGGCATTTCCATCGATGGCCCCGAGCCCAAATGTTGACGCAAGGATGGTTCCCGCGGTGAGTCCGCGTACCGATGAACTACCCCATGACTTCGTGTGGATAGCGGCGTCATGCAGGGCCTTCAGCACCGAGTCCCTTTCGGTCGTGGAAAACCCACCGGTGCCGACAGTGGAAATGCGCGCGTCGACATTGTAACCAAATGTCCCTACGGTGCCATGGCCGCTTTGCGCTTCATCCCATATCAGATCGGTGAGGGTGTTTTTGTCACCGGAGCTCAGGGCATAGCCCGTCTTGTCGTTGTTGGTACCAACGGTCACTGACCCGGTGACCGACCCCACCGCTCCGGTGACTGACCCTACCGCTCCGGTGACTGACGCCACCGAGCCGACCACATTTCCACCGACATTGCCCGTGACAGACCCCACCGACCCAGTCACCGAAGCGACCGAGCCAGCGACATTGCCACCGACATTGCCGGTGACTGAACCTACCGAGCCGGTGACTGACTCGATATTGGAGACACTTGCCACGACCACCTGGTCGTTGTTCGCCGGAGCGGCCGACAGGGCTGGTGTGACCGTGAACATCTTCGTGGCGCCATTGTACGCGGTGACTAAGCGGGTCTGGCCTGCGTTAGAGCCGCTGATGAATGTGACCGCTTGGCCTTTGTAAAAGTCGGTGTTGGCATTCGTAAAGTTACTGGTGAACTGAGTTGTGGAAAGTGTCCCAGTAATGGCGGCGCCATCTATGGGCGCAAGACCCCGGACCAGCCGGCCGGCGCTACCGGCGACAAGAGATGCACCGGAAAGATTCTTATTCCAAACCGCCAGAGACGCTTGCGATGTGTCAGAAAACTCCGCGAGATTCTGTGACTCACCCATTTTCCCTGGCTTCGTGAATCCAGCCGTGTCCAGATCGGCCCAGTTCTGGCTGAATTTTGTCATAGTCGCATAGGGAAAAAGGCGCACCCCGAGCGACGAATCCGGCAACAGCGCGGGATCGAATGCGGTGAGCGTGCGGGTTGCGTGGCTCCAAATCGCGGCCGCGTTTGATCCCATGTAGCCCGGGTCCGCCCAGATCTTCCCGTACGAGTTAGCCGCATCATTGTGGGTTGCGGTGTCGGCCGCCATGATGTGCTTCATGGTTGAGTCACCCGCTTCGCCCAGGGATGGCATGTTTTCCGGGGCGTGAACATAGCCGATGACGCGCGGGGTGTCAGCGTAACGCTGACCGTCAACTGTAATGCCACTGTCGATGAGCCATGCGCCTTTTGTGACATACTCCTGGAAAAGCGGCGCAGAAAAGGGGTTGAACACAATCGAGAAGTCATCACCGATCGAGGGAGTCACCTCAAAAGCCGGGTCCACCTTGACGCTCTTGGTGGCGCCAGTGTATGCAATTATGAGTCGTGATTGGTGAGAGTTAGAGCCGGAGGTGAAGACCAGCGTGGCTCCGACATAGTGAGCATTGACCGCATTCACGAGAGTTGTAGTGAATGAATCTGAGGACAGCGTTCCGGCGGCCGCCTCGGCGTCGACCAAGGACAGCGCCTTGAAGCGATTACCGAAACTCCCTAAAATCGAATGCGTCCCCACATCCTCGTCCCAGATGGCGTCGGCAAATTCCAGCCCCACATCGGCCGCAAATTTCGCGGCTGTGAAAGCGTCATTGTCAAATTCAGCAGCGCCGAGCCCTCCCGTAGTATTTGAGAAGTCAACGCCCGCCTCACCGGTCGTAGCTACATCGAGCGTCCGGCCCGCCACCGTTGGCTTCAAAGATTCAGTGTAGGCGCGTTGCAGTGTCCGCCCCACTGATGTCGCTGTGGCAATAGTCACGGTGTCCGTCTCTAAAAGAGCATCGATACCAGCGGTCGATAGAGTGTAGTTCGTCTTGTCATTATTGGTAGTCAGATTCGTCGTAGTTGTCATGGTTCCGGCGGTGATATTCGTCGTGTTCGCGAGCGTTCCACTTGGAAATGTAGCCGCCAAAAACCCTGTCGGTTGGGTGTAAGTAGCCATTCTCGAAGTGATGGCCGCGTCAAGGCTCGCCAGATATCCGCTGGAAAAGTTGTTGCCAACGATTTGGAACGAGAAGCGAGTGGTCGTGCGCAATACCGGAGAATTCTTCTTCGCAATAACAACACCGCTGTACTCACCCGCCGCTCCGTTCCCATCAATGTCGGCTACGGCGCGCGAATAGTAGTATAGCGTTCCGCCGAAGAGTCGAATGCTGTCGAGACCAACCAAGGTGCTTATGGTGCCACTGTCTATGAATACAGACGCGTTGGTCTTGCCCCCAGAGAACACCGCGACAAAAAACGAATCGGAAAGCGCGGGGTTACCCAGTGAGTCAAGCGAGAGGACGGCGACAGTGACCGAGTCCTCCGATGTGCTCCCCGAATTATTTACTATGCCGGACGCATTGATTGAGGGGGACGCGAAAAGCGCGCCCGCTACCATGATTAGTAATCGATAGATGACTCTAACCCAAGAGCTCCTTCGTTTTGCTCGTTTAATTCGACTATCTGAAATTGGTTGATGTCCGCCGGTGTGACATGAAACAGTTGATCGACAAAGAGCGTGAGGTCCCCGATATTCACATCGCCACTGGCGTCAACATCGAACCGTCCCGTCCATTCATGGGCTTCAATGACGAGCGCCCCGCCCTCGATATCGAAAGCGTCAATGGCCCTGATTGTATCAACCCACACATAACCGTTCCACCTGAAACCAAATTCCCGCATCAGGGATTCATCCAGCGCGCCGATCCGAACTCTGACTTTTTCTCCACCGGTCGGAGGGTTGTAGTCAGTGACCGTGATATTCACGACCTCTTGATCTGTCTGGGCGATATTGTCCGTGGAGGTAAAGGTGACATTGTAGACGCCTGCCTGGCTGGAGTTTGGAGTCCAGGTAAATGTCCCCGAGCCACCACCATGATCCACAAACTGCGCCCCGCTGGGAAGGCCAGTGGCTCCAAGCGTCGGCACGGATAAGTCATCCGTCGCCGAAATTGAAAATGTCAAGAGTTGCGCTTCCGAGACGGACTTGCCCCCAATTGAATTCAGGACTGGTGGGTTATCGACCGGCGCGGTGGTGATGTAAATGCCACCCTCTCCGGATCGAAGAGAATCCTGAGTGATTACTTGTCCGAGTGTGCCGTCTGGGTTCAGTTTCTTGAAACTCCCACCAAGGGGAATCGGAGGAGAGAATGCGCCCCAGATATGGATGTTGTTGGTGGCGCCGGCGGGAGCCGCGGAAAAGGCCGAACTGACCGTGATAAACTTCGTCGCCGCGACGAAATTTGTGACCTGTCGTTGTTGACCCGAAAGATTTCCCGATGTGAACCTAAGAAGCTTCCCGTTGTAGTATCCGTCTGTCGTCGCGGGCATATTTGTCTTAAATGTCACAGAAGTATTGCCAGCGTCGGCGACAACCGACCAGTCAACTTCGCCTTCGTGCGCGGGCCTTACGAGAGTAAGGTTGCCATTCGTGAAGTGTTTGCCAAAGGCCATCCAGTTGCGGCCGATCTGGTCCTTTCCGACGGGGGTGCCATTTTCACAGTCGGAGCAGGTGACGGATGCGGCGAATTTGACGGGACGGCGCGTCGTCGCGGCTATTGAAAATTGTGAATCGTTTCCAAAGTTATACCCGTACGCGGGGATCCAGTTGAAGGTGTCACCAACTCCCGCGCCCCAGGCGCTGGCCTTAACTGAATTGCCGTAGTTGCAGGTTATGTAATCTATCGGCGAGCGGATCATGTAATAGACCGCGAGGTTGGAGTAGTGCCAATTGACATATCCATACGGACGCGGATCCGTCTGCCGTGGATACCACCAGGATCCACACCCTTGCAACATCCCTATAGAGTCACGCTCCCAGTATAGGATCGGACTGTAACCAGCGGCGAGGGTAGTCGCCCAACTCGTACCCGCGTCCGCCAATCCGGCGGAGAGGAGGTTCGGAGCGGCGGTCTTGGTCAGCTTGAAATCAAGCTCCCAGAAGGCAAAGTCGCAGACATCGCTGTCGTTGTATGTCGTGGAATACTTGAATGGGTGCGTCGTGCTCGACCGATCCGCATGCACCTCGGCGTAGTTGTTGACCACATATCGCTTCCCGGGCACGGTGAACGGAAAGAGAGGAAGCGAATCAAGCATCCGGGTAAGAAAGGGGCGGTGATTGTTGATCCAGTACGGTGTCCATCCGGGGTCGTAGATGGCGCCGCCGAGTCGATATTGATTCAACTGTGAACACCTTCCGCCCGTAAGATTACTGTCACTCCGAGCGGCTATCTGGTTACCCGGCCCCACATTGTCATGCCAGATGCCGTCATAATAAACGGCCGCGCCGTTGTAGAGTGTGACCCAGACGCGGTTGAGGTTCGACAAATAGAAATTCAGATAGGCCTTCTGAACAATATCCGTGGCGTAGCTGGCGAGACGGCGACGATTGTTGTTGCTGAATCCGGCGGGTGGCATACGAGAAAGGGAAGTGTCAGAATTGAACGCGGCCCCCGGAAGTGTCGTTGGACTACCCGAATAGAATCCCCGATCAAGCGCCGTAGCGCTGTCATAGTAGAAGTAGGCCTTGTTCGAATCGGCGCCAAGAAAGTATTTCAAATGGGCGTGCTGATACCAGTCCTCAGCTACATTGGGAGCCGCCGAGTCGCCGTGGAAATTGTCCTGAAAGGAATTGTAGCGAAGCAGTTTCGTGCCACGGTTGTAGGCCTTGATGCCCTTTACGGCGGGCGTGATGTAGGGAAGTGTCATCTCGTCCATGACAATGAATTCAGCGCGAGCCCCGAAGAGAAGGCCATCGATTGAATCAAGATTGCCGTCATTGTTGTAGGCGATATAGAACATGCGCACCGACGGGGTGGAGTCGACTTGCGCGTGCGCGCTCCCGCAAAGCAGGAGAGCGAGGCAAAGGGCGCGTAGGTGTCGTATCATGTCAGTCGCCTCAATCCCATTGCGCGCTTTTTCCATTGAAACGCGGGTGGCGGAGAAGTCACCGAATCTCTTGTCCAGAGTACGACCCGCGATGCAAATCTCTCATTGTAGGGCGAGTTAGAATCGATCCTCCCGCCTACATCCACTCCGTCCACATCGCCAGGGCTGACGAAAATCAATTCTAAGTCATTAGCGGATGTCGTCGTGTTGTTCACGGGTGGAACATTCATAGTGTCAGTCCACAAAATAAACCACGGTTCACCGATCTTCCACGACTGGACGATCGTGTCCGGAAACGCAAAGAATATCTGCGGTTGGTATATCGTATCATAGCCAGAGGCGAACACCTGCCAGCCGTAACCAGCCGAGTCAATGTTATTTTTGCCAGCGAACGGAAACAGGTCAATATCCACGCCCTTGGCCGGCACTTTGAATTGTGCGCTGTATGTCCCAGACCAAGTATTCAGCCAACCACTCCGGGTAAAGTGATTGTATGCGTTACGAGCGGTAAGCAACGACGAATCGGGTGAGTTCACCGGATAGATCGGGTAGTATTTCAGGTCCTGTACTGTCATCGTCGGGCCATTTGACTTGATGCGATAGAGGTCGATATCAAAGTTGTACTTGTAGCTTCCCTGCTGACTACCACCGCGATTGTTCGCGAATTGGTCGATGACCAAATACATTCCACCCGAATCAACATTGCGTCCTTGCATGCTTTGCGGAACATTCGTAATCCGTGAGAAGCCCATCACCTCGACCCACGGTGTCGCCTGATCACTCCCGTCGTAGCCCGCCCGCATGTCGAAATTTCCCATGCCGTACCCAAAGACGCGATGCTTACCCGTTGGCCCCAACTCAGACCAGGTCATTATGAAATTATATCCCTCGTAGACCTTTTTCGCCCAGCGGATATGTGTCGTGTCGTGCATTAGCCAGAGCGCCTGCAGGAGGACTCGTTGACTTTGGCTTTCCCCTAACTTGTCACAGTTATCGCAGTCGCCGATGGCGATGGTTCCGTCGTACAGGCGCCGCTCTTTAGAGCGCGTCGTCACATCGTCGAGGAGTCCATTGGAGTCGACGGCCACGATCAGGCCGCGGTTAGAGAGTTCCGTGCGTTCACAGTTGCAGGTGAATTGGCGCTGGGCAATGGCACCCGCGATATGGAGATTTGCGAGAGGCGTGGCTATCGTCAGGGTATCCGGCGCAGAGCCATTGCGTTGTACGGTCTGAATGACATGGGACTCTTGATTCGATCCGCCTGGGTCAAAAATGACAGTTTGCCCAACTGCGAATCCGCTGGCTCCCGACTCGCCCTCAATTTCAATGAGCGTCGCCCCCGGATCGTGTTGTCGAAAGAGCACCGAGAAACTGGAGAAATCATAAGTAGCCGAATCCATATAGTAAAGGTTTCTGAGGTCACCGACGCCGAAAGTTCCAGACAGCTCCCTCACACCAAACTTCTGGCTGAAGACAATGACACTGTCCCAGCCACAGTTTTGATTGTGATTTGGCCAGAGGATGTCATACCGGCGCATCACCTGGAGCGCGCTCGATGTCTGCACAGCGGCGCCTGACGCCATCTTAAATGCCCCCTCAGCGGCCCCGGAATTCAATAAGAGGATAGAGGCATCGACCGTGTCGGCCAACCAAGTCACCTCGGTATTTGTTATCGCGCCATTGTCGTAACCGACGACGACCAGCGCGAATGGACCGCCATCGGTACCGTTGCCGATATCAAATGCCCCACCGGTTTCGTCCTTGTATATCACGGAGACGATTGTCGACTCCGGGCCGTGATATTCGGTCAAGCTGTCACGAAGCAGGTTCCCGATGAGCGAGTCCTTGGTCAGGGCCGCGGGATTGTCTACGATGAAGGCAATCTTCTTGGTGACTTGCGACGCTGAGGCCGTAAGTGTCGCGCACAATGTGAGAAGTATGACAGTTTTCAATATACGCATGCGGCTTCTTCCTTGGGGGAATAGGGTTCACTCAGAGCATCGTCCAATTCTGCTGAGCTTTGTCCGATCTGATATTCTATCAGCTTGCGGCGCCGCTGGGGAAGGCCGCCGCTCGGCGTATAGTAGACCTCAAGCTGTGGATCATTCGTCGTGCCGGTTGCATCGTCGGTATAGAGGTCAATGAAGCAACCGTCAGTTAGTGTTGCGTGATCGGCGATGGCCGACACCCGCAGCTGCATACCGTTATTTGCGCCGCCGGTCAGCCAGACATTCGCAATCGCCGTGTCGATGTAGAAGTAGAGATCCTGACTTCCAAAGGGCGCGGTTTGCGCATTTACTTGGCTGAGCCACTTTGTCTCACCTTCGCAAATACCGTTATCGGCCCAAGCGGTGATAAGGCGGGTACTGTCACGAAGGGTTGAATTGTGCCACGCTTTGCGCGGCCCATTCACATCCGTTCCAACTCCTGTGCCGGCAGTGGCCCACGGCCGCGATGTCTCCAAGTTGTTCCAGGTCGTGTTCACCTCAACCCAAGGGCTGTCTATTCGATAGACCTTGATAAGGAAGCTATCAATCAGGGTGCAAGTTATGGCAGTCGAGTGCATAATTACTTGCAGGTTCCGTATTCGAAGCCTGACAGAATCCGCCGGAATTCCTCCCGTCGCATTGTTGCACTTCACTCGCGCCAAACCGTATTGCAACGGGTTGGAATTGTTCCATTCGCCAAGACGAATTCGGTCATCAGTCGAATAATTTGTCGTCGTCGCTCCGGAATTGATATAGGTCATCTCAACGGAGTCCGCATGACTGATCGTGACGACCGCCGCCTCGATGTGAAAGGGAATGAGGACGGCGAGAAATGTCCAGATGAAAAGCTGAAGTTTCTGTCTAACCTGCTATCTCTCCACTCTCAAATGCAATCTTGCAATCATCATCACCGCGCTGTCAAGTGGAATTCTTCCCTCACCAGCGTCGCGGGCGACATAAAATGCGACGACATCAGCGACTTCACCAAGCTCTTTACGGAGCGCAAGTTGTTCGTGCGGAAGAGTTTTTGGCATGAGGGCCAGGTCTACAACATCTACGCCCAGCCAGCTCCCGTATGTGATTAGTGCGCCAAGGAGAAGTCCCATGCCCGCCGTTTTCTTGGGATGCTCCTTGACCTTACGCTTCGCGGCGTCGTATATCGGCTGAGTCATGTTCATTCCTCCAACACATTGGCGCGCCGCCTGAAAAGAAGCGGTGAAATCAGGCGCAGTATCCACGCTCCCACCACTGAGATAATGAGATAGAATGCCTGCTGTGTCGTCGCCTTGATATCCCTTACATCACTCGTTATTTGATCGAGTTTGGTCTGGTTGACCGCAACGGTCTGACGCACATCCGCAACCTGATCTGCCAATGCCTGCGTTCGCGCTTGAGTTAATATCATCTCCTGACGGCTAACGGGTTGCGCCAGAAGCGAAACACATATACCGAGTCCGAGTATGAAAGAAGAAATAATGTTGAGTGTCCGAGTCGTCATGCGCGTTTTCCCCTTGAGTGATATTCGGGCGATATCATAGTTGCACTCCGTTAAAGCTCACGGACTCCGGCCCTCGCTCGATTCCCTGAATCAGGATTTTCACATTGGACCAAGAGCTACCGAACGGCTTGAGATGGGGATCGACTGAGGCGGCATCGAGCTCGACGAAATCTCCAATTTCCAGATGCGCCCACTTCCAGCCGACGGTATCCCAAGAGACCAGTAATTTCGTGTGCGTCCAAAGGCCCACGCCGCTATCGGGAACGAGGACTGTGCGCAATATCAAAGCCGATTCTTTTGTGATATGCGGCAGGAATATCTCCGCCTCATTCGTGCGTCCGTACAGGGACTGAGATGTGGAGTTGTTGAAAGTGTCGACGCGCTTGTAGGCGCTGTACTCCGGGGCAAAATCGTAATAAACCTTGAGCCGATTGACCACATCGTTGATGTTGGTTTTGCTGACCTGCGGATAGTTGACCATGTCGGCGAAGGGGATCGTCGCTACGCTCGTCGGCGTCAAGTCTTGGATGTCAACCAGTCGGTGGCGGCCACAACTAACGACATAAACCAACCCGCCCTGAAAGGCCAGCTTCTGAAGCAGGTCTGTCGATTCTATTTCGAAGTCGGAAGTGAGGTTCAGCTTGATCGTCAGCGCGTTCGCAAACGCCGCGTCGAAACTGGCCGTGTCAATGCGCGAGCCGGGCACTCCCAGTTCATCCCGCAGGATTGACTCGATCGCATACGGAACTTGTGATATCAAGTCACCGGAGGCGAGACCGTTCCTTCCCGTGATCCACGACCCAAATGTTCGTCCAGAGCACTCCACCCCGAGCTTTCCGTATGAGTCAGGCGAGGAGCTCGCGAACTTCAGGATTTTCCCGGTCTGTTTGCTCTTGGAGATAATTGCCATAACTACTCATCCATTGCGGCGTGTGCCCGGGAGGTTTGGTAGTGTTGGTCTGGTCCGTCTCGGCGGATGAAACCCTACATCGCGAATCGGTTTGACACCCCGACTTTCATGGCGCCGCATCGAAGGTGAGAAGGTTTGCCAGAAAATCAGATTCTGCGTCCCGCGTGGAGGAATCAATGCTTTGATCCGCAAGCGCGTTTCATACACGCGCGCGATCTCCGTGCCGACCGCTGTTTTCCCTGCGGTTGTTGTCTCCACATGCAAACCCAGCTGTAAGCCAATCCCGCTGTTGCTATCACCCGTCTTAAATCCCCATAGAGTCGCCACGCTTTCGGCGCTTTCAATTGCGTCACCTGACGCGTGAGTCAGATTAAAGGGACGGTCCAGCGAAAAGGTTGTTGAGCCGGCCGCCATTGCGGTAATGGCGACAATGTTCCGTCCGTCCTCTCTCGATATCAATTCGTCCGGCTCCAAAATGATTGCCATCCCAGGAGAGAAACCCGTGCCGTCAGTTATCTTGATGGTAGAGGACGGAAGATCCGTGCTGTTGTAGGTTTGCGCAAAGGTGGATTTAGCAAGCTCGGTGAATAACCGTAGAGGCAATTCATTGACGGCATAGTTGATCGTCTCCAGCGCTCCCGTCGCGGTGAAGCTCTTTGTGGCCTTACGAGTTTGGGCGGACTCTTTTCTTGTCGCTCCGGTTTGGAGTGTCGCCTGTGTCACCGACAGTGTCACCGCGGGAGCGGCGACCCAATTGATCTGTAGGTCGTAATCTTCAATGAAACCTATTTCATTGGCGATATTGCCACGACCAGAACCCAGATCCGGAAAACCAACATTCAGATTCCCGTATCCGGTACTGGCCGACTCGTGGCCGGACTTGACGGATGCGTAGGTATCGCCACGCTGATCCGTGCATTGCGCCCAGCTGGACACATTCATCGCCTGCGTCGCGAACTTCGGGACGATAGGATCTCCCTGCGCTAAGGTATGCGTGAAGGTGAGGTTCGCCGTCATGGTGAGCTGAGTGAGCGAGTCGATGGAGAGGATTGTTTTGTCCTCAGTTCCGCCGCCCACGCCCTCCGGATCAAGTGTCACCGTATCCCCAGCGACAAACCCCGTCGTGTCATTGACAGCGACGACTGCCTGTCCGGAATTCGCAGTGACGGTGATGTATGTGCGGCGCAGGTCGGATTTATTATAAATGGCCGACTGTGAAAGTTCGTCCGGATGAATGTAGGCATAACAGCGGATCGCCTCACCGATGGCGT